AAAGAGTATAGAGAATTTTTAGATATGGATATTATCCATGTCTTTAGAGTAGCAATTAAATATGGCATGTCAAGAAAACCTTATTATGAAAGTGATGGAAACATATTTACTTTAAAAGTTAAAGGGCTTGACAAGAGGGAACACATATGATATGCCAGGACAAAAAATTTGATGAGCAATCTGCTCGGGAGAAAAGGATAATGACACAACACAAGGATAAGGTTGAAAAACAAAAAGAACTTTTAGAAAAAGAGAAGGCAGATAATAAAGTTCTTTCTATTGACACACGCTTTGCTAATGGTAAGTGGACTGAACAGATTATAAGTTATGCTTCAGGTAAAGTGGTGACAGAGTTTAATGACAAACGCAAGAAGGATATAATAGATTATGGCAACTAGAAAATGGACAACAAGACACGAAAGAGTATCTCCGACAGGTGTTGGGGGTAAGAAGACAAGTCAAGGTAGAGGTAATGTTGGCACATCTACCATGAACAAAAATAAAAAAGCTAACAGAAAAAAATATCGAGGGCAAGGTAAATAAAATGGGGGATGTAATAAACTTAAACATACAACAACCAAAGTATATTATTGTTTCAAGTATTGGAGACAGCAACACACACTTCGTACAAAAAACATCCTTTGGTTTGTTTGATACGAGAGACGAAGCTGAAAAGTATATAGTAGATACTTACGCTGGAACAAATTATATTTGTGATGTGATACCATTGAACGATAAAAATATCTTTGAAAAAAGAACACAATAAAACTAACTAAAAAATAAGGAGAAAAAAATGAAATTTAAAATTATTATAAGTGCTGTGCTAGTAAGTCTGATTATGGCTTTCTTTACCACAACCAATATAACTTCAAGCAATATAGATAAAAATAAATCGGGAGTGACTAAACTTAATAAGTCTTTCTTGTCTTTAAGCGAAGATTTCCAACAGTTAAAAGAAGAAATAAATCTTCAAGAAAACTATAGAAATTCTTTAATATCTTTATCAGATAGAGTTTATAAAATAGAACTAACTAATTCAGAAATATATACAATACTTATAGAGCTCGACGAACAATTAAACGCTGAACCTGTTGTTGAGGTTGAAGAAACAAATGACTTGGGAGTTAACGCAGGCTTTGGAGTTTTAACAGGCACTCACATAGTAGGAAAACCTGAAGAAAGCTTACCTGAACCCGAACCTATTATTGTTGAATGCCCTAGTGCAAGAGCAGAAAAACCTTTTGGTGATTATTTAAAACGAGTTTCTATTCGTAGAGATTTAGATTTTATAGTAATTTATGACATAGAAAATGGACAAACATATAACATAAGATATGAGGGAAGTGCCCCAGCAAAAGTTAAAAATGTTGTTAATAAATATGTATTAGATTTACAATTTTCTAACAACATAACAGTTAGTGGGTGTACACTACCATTTAAAATTAACATATAAGGAGAACGATGAATTATATACAAGAACAAGGACAATATATTGCAACTTTAACTAAAGATGAGTACAGAATTTTTGTTGAATACATAGATGATAATTACAAAGAAATGTATGAACATAAAATAAGTTATGAAGTTCGCACAGTTGGAAATAAATTTCAGGTTTCAATACCTGACAATAATGTGTTAAGTTTTGATGATATCTTTATTAAATAATAAAATATTTCGCTTGACATCAAAGAATAATTAGTGTATAATGCACTTATTAAAACGCCAACCTTAAAAGGAGGAATATTATGGCAGTATTAGAAGGAAAAGCCTATTGGGCTTCGGTGACAACACCAAACACTACATTTGAGCCTGTTTACACAGTCGATTTAGTGGTTGCAGATGATGTTGCTGATGATTTTCAAGCTCGAGGCTTTAAAATAAAAGACTTATCTGTAAAGGATGAGAGTGGTGGTTCTACCTCTGTTGGTAGAGCTTTAACTATTAAGCGTAAAGTTAATGGACCAAATGGTATGGTAAGAAATGCCCCAAAACTTTTCGATAAAAGTAAAGAACCTTTAGATACCATTGTTGGTAATGGCTCGACTGTTAAAGTGCAGTATAATGAGTGGGAAACCGACAACAAATATGGTAGCTTTAAAGGGTTAGACTTCCAAGCTATGCAGGTTCTTGACCTAGTAGCTCTTAAGTCTCAAGATGGTTCTGAACTAGACCCATATGGAGACGGGGAAGAATTTTAATGTTAATTACTATTAGAAATGAGGGTGGAGAAACCCATTATGATATTAATAATATTAAAAAGGATACCATTAGGCAAGAAGCTACAGTAATGGTTCAAAAAGTTGGACAAATTCAAGTCCAAATTGAAGCGTTAAGTTTTGCAAACAGTGCTCACCGAGCTAACTTGGAAGAGTTACTTAAAGGAAGCGACGAAGCAATCGTAACGCTTCCAACCGATGATGTTGAAAAAGATTCAGTCGAATCTTAATTGACATCTTTATCTCCAGTAAAGCCTCTCTATTATAGGGGGGCTTTTCTTTTTATAGGAATTAATTATGAACCAAAGTAAATTTATAACATATCATGTACCTTGTCCTGAATGCAAGAGCACAGACGCATGTTCAATAAACGAAGACGGCTCGGCTAAATGTTTTAGCTGTGATTCCTTCTTTCCAAAATATTCAAACGGAGCAATACCTATGGAAAAATATAACAAACCCACATCCACACCCCAAAATATTAATGCTCATGGTGGTATCTTTGCCAAACTTACCGACAGAAATATTAGCAAAGAAACAGCAGTTAAGTATGGTGTTAAGGTTGTGTATGATTCTAATGGTCAATTAGCTCAACACCTTTATCCTTTTTATATTAATCATGAGCAATGTGCTACCAAGATTAGATACATAAGGGACAAGCGTTTCTCTTTTGACGGAACAATACAAGGTTCAGGATTGTTTGGACAAAATTTATTTAAAGAGGGTGGTAAATATCTGACAATTGTCGAGGGAGAATGCGACGCTATGGCTACTTATGAATTATTAGGTAGTAAGTGGGCAGTTGTTTCTATTAAGCGTGGTGCTGCTTCGGCAGTTAACGATATTAAAGAAAGCATTGAGTATGTAGAAAGTTTTGATAATGTTGTTATTTGTTTTGACAAAGATAAGGCAGGAGAAGACGCTTCAAAGAGGGTAGCAACTATTTTAAAACCGGGTAAAGCAAAGATTGTGACGCTTCCTAATAGATATAAAGACCCTAATGATATGCTTAACAAAGGCAAACACGCAGAGTTTACGAGAGCTTGGTGGGATGCACAAGTATACACGCCAAGTGGAATTATTAGAGTTGCAGACAAGCGACAAGACTTTCTTAACAGGGAAGAAAAACAAAATGTTCCTTATCCTTGGGAAGGATTGAATAAAAAACTACTAGGTCTTCGAGCAGGGGAGCTAGTAACACTTACAGGTGGTACAGGGCTAGGAAAATCTAGTGTTACCCGTGAGTTAGAACATTGGATTATTAAACAAACAGATGATAATGTAGGGGTTATTGCTTTAGAGGAAGATTGGAAACGAACAGTCGATGGTATTCTTTCTATTGAAGCTAACGATAAACTTTTTATAGACAGTATTAGAAAAGGGTACACAGAAAATCAATTGACAGATATGTTTAACCGAGTGTTTACTAATGATAGAGTGTTTATACATGCTCATTTTGGAGCAAATGATATTGAAGAAATTTTCGCAAAGCTACGCTATCTTATTGTAGGGTGTGATTGTAAGTGGGTAATTGTAGACCATTTACATATGCTAGTAAGCTCTATGATAGATGGTGACGAAAGAAGAGCTATTGATAATATTATGCACAGACTGCGTAGTATGGTAGAAGAAACAGGTGCAGGAATAATACTTGTTTCACACCTTCGAAGAGTAGAAGGAAATAAAGGACATGAGAATGGGATTATTGTAAGCTTATCACATCTACGGGGTTCAAACAGCATTGCTCAATTATCTGATTGTGTTATAGCTCTTGAAAGAAATCAACAATCAGACGATGATTTAGAATCACGAACAACTAAATTGCGTGTATTAAAGTCTCGTTATACAGGGGATGTTGGCAACGCTACATCTTTAGTGTACAACAAAGACACCGGTAGATTATATGAGTATGAAGATTCTGAATTATTACATGACAGTGATGTCTGTCCATTTTAGGAGTAAGTATGGAGTTAGTATTTGACATAGAAACTAATGGTTTTTTATTTGAAGCTGATACAGTTTGGTGTATTGTAGCTGTAGATGAAAACGATAAAGTTTATTCTTTCCGACCCAATGAAATAAAAGAGGGTATAAAATTATTACAATCAGCCGATAAACTTATTGGTCATAATATTATTGGATATGATATTCCTATAATTAAAAAACTATATGACATAGATTTATATGACACTAGTAAAGTTATTGACACGCTTGTTTTATCTCGGTTAGCAAACCCTGTTCGAGAGGGGGGACACAGCATTGAAAAGTGGTCGTATCGTTTAGGTGGTATTAAAAAACAAGAGCATGACGATTGGTCTCAATTCTCTGAAGATATGTTAACTCGTTGTACAAAAGATGTGCAAATAAATAAAACATTATTTAATTATTTAAAAAAAGAATGTATTGGTTTTTCAAAAGATTCAATTTTGTTAGAACATCAAACAACAAATATATTACAAACGCAATACCAAAATGGATTTTTATTTGATGAAAAAGAAGCAATGTTATTACTAGGTAAATTAAATAAAAGAAAACGAGAAGTCGAAACAGAAGTTCACGAAACATTTAAACCTAAATGGGTAGATGTTAAAGAAGTAAACCCTAAATTAAAAAAAGATGGGACTCTTTCTAAATCAGGATTAACAGAAATAGAATATGAAGAAAGAGTAGAAACCAATGATGTGTCTCCTTTTATGAGAAAAGAATTAAAAGAATTTAATCTTGGTTCTCGTCAACAAATAGGTGCATACTTAAAAGACTTTGGTTGGAAGCCTAAAAGATTTACTCCTACAGGGCAACCCATTGTAGATGAATCAACTTTAAATAAAGTTAAACACATTAAAGAAGCAGGTTTAATTGCAGAATTTTTACTGCTACAAAAAAGAGCTGCTCAAGTTTCATCATGGATTGACGCACTTAAGGATGATGGCAGGGTACATGGTTCAGTTATATGTACTGGTGCAATCACTGGTCGTATGTCTCATCGAAGTCCCAACTTGGCTCAAGTTCCTTCTGTCTATAATCCTTATGGTAAAGAGTGCAGGGCTTGTTGGACTACAGAAAAAGGAAACAAACTTGTAGGTGTAGATGCAAGTGGATTAGAATTAAGAATGTTAGCACACTACATGGCTAACGAGGAGTATATAAATGAAATTATCAACGGAGACATTCACACAGCTAACCAAAAGTTTGCTGGACTTAAATCAAGAGACGAGGCAAAGACTTTCATCTATGCCCTCATATACGGAGCAGGAGATGCAAAAATTGGAAGTATTATTAAAGGAAGCAGAGCAGATGGTAAACTCTTGCGAGAACGCTTTCTTACTAGTCTACCAGCACTTGCGACTCTTAAGACTAGAGTTGACTTCGCAGCAGAAAAAAAATTCCTTAAAGGATTAGATGGTCGTAAGATATTTTTACGATACAAACACGCTGCATTAAATACTTTACTTCAAGGGGCAGGTGCTGTCCTTATGAAAAAAGCATTGGTAATGCTAGATGATATGCTTAAATTAAATACAATTAATTATAAATTTGTAGCTAATATTCATGACGAGTGGCAATTAGAAGTTAAAGAAACACAAGCAGAATTTACAGGAGAACTTGCTGTTAAAAGTATTATACAAGCAGGAGAACATTTTAATCTTCGCTGTCCTATGGACGGTGAATACAAGATAGGAGAAAATTGGAGTGAAACCCACTAAAGAAAATAGAAAAAAGTTTGACATTGACCTAGAATATGGTACAATACGTGAAGAAAAAGTAGCAGAAATGCTAACAGATAAAAAGATTGAAGTAAAATCTGAACGTGGTATGTGGATGAAGACTGGAAATATATGTATCGAATATGAATCATATGGTAAACCTTCAGGCATAGCTGCAACAGAAGCTGACTATTGGTTTCATAATCTTTGTATAGAAGATAACATATTCTGTACATTTATATTTGATGTTCCAAAATTAAAACAACTTATAGATAAACTAGACTTTAAAAAATCTGTAAGTGGTGGTGACCACAACGCCAGTAGATTATGGTTGGTTAATATACAAAAATTATTTACATCAGATGTGTATAAAACATTTAAGGAGTTAGAAAATGAAAAAGAAATTAACTAATTTAGTAGACGACATATATAAAGTTGTAAATTCCCTCACTCATGGGAATGAATTAGCTATCTCTGAAGATATGTATGAAGAGTTTGGCAAAGATATGTCTAATGCTTTAAGACATTGGGCAACCCCACAAAATTTTGATGATAAGCCAAAATTGCGTATGTCAAATATTGGAAGACCTGAACGAAGACTTTGGTTTGATACCAATACAGAGGCAGACAGTGTTGAAACTTTAGAACCCAGTACGCAAATTAAATTTTTGTATGGACATTTACTTGAGGTTTTGCTTTTATTTTTTGTAAAATTATCAGGACATAAATTAGATTCCCAACAAAAAGAAGTTACTGTAAGTGGTATTAAAGGACATATGGATTGTAAAATTGATGGCGAAGTTGTAGATATAAAGACAGCGTCAGGCTATGCCTTTAAGAAATTTAAAGAAGGAACACTAGGCGAAGATGATTCGTTTGGTTATCTATCTCAACTTGCCGGATATGAAGAGGCAGAAAAAACAAACTATGGTGGCTTCCTTGTCATGAACAAAGAGACAGGAGAGCTTACAATATTTATTCCTGATGATATGGATAAGCCAAATATAAAACATAAAATAAAAAATGTTAAAAAGATTATTAAATCAAAGACTCCACCTGATTTTTGTTATTCCCCTGTTGAAGAAGGTAAAGCAGGCAATATGAAAATTGCTCGTAATTGTTCTTGGTGTCCACATAAGATTGAATGTCATAAAGATTCAAATAATGGTGAGGGCTTACGTGTTTTTAAATATGCGAAAGGACCAGTTTACTTTACTAAAATTGTAAAAGAGCCTAATGTTGAGGAAATAATACTATGAATGGAAGACAAGCAAAAAAAATAAGAAAGAAGTCTATTGAATTTTTAGTTCAATGGTTAAAGACTATGCTCGTAGAAGAAGAAGTTAAGAAAGTTTCTTTTAAAAATTATAAGAAATATTTACCCAAAGAAACTCATATTTTTGCAGGTAGAACATTGCTGGTTTCTTCTTACACACCAAGATGGTTCGGCAAATTAATTAAAAAGAAATTAAAGACTACTTCCATTGACAAAATTACCTACACAGATATAATATAATGGTGGGTTATAGAAAGCCTCGTAAAATAAGACCAAAAGAAAAAGATGTTCCTAAAGGGTACGATTCTAAATGGGAATACACCCTTCATTCTACTGTTTTACAAAAGTGGAATCATCATTCAGAAAAAATACCCTACATAATTGAACATAATTACGAGCCTGACTTTGTAAAACTTATTGATGGTAAAATAATATTACTAGAAGCAAAAGGAAGATTTTGGGATTATAATGAGTATAGTAAATACATATGGATAAGAGAATCTTTTAGTGAACTAGTAGAAGATTATGAATTAGTATTTTTATTCTTAAGTCCGTATGCCCCAATGCCACAAGCAAAGAAAAGAAAGGATGGAACTAAAAGAACTCATGCTGAATGGGCTGAAAAAAATAATTTTAAATGGTATAGTGAAAATACTTTACCTAAAGAATGGAGAACAGATGAATTATAAATTTAATGAAGGAAAATTAATACAAGAACTACAAGAGTATATTGATGGTACATATGGTGAGCACTATGCTTCAGATAAGTATCAAGCGACTGATGTTATTATTGATTCAGGACATGGTGAAGGTTTTTGTATGGGAAACATCATGAAATATGCAAAACGCTATGGAAATAAAGAGGGACACAACAGAAAAGACTTGCTAAAAATATTACATTATGCTATAATAATGCTTGACATACACGATGATAGAGACAAGTTTTTTAAAACAGGAGAAAGTAAGTGGTAGAAGATAAAGTAGGGATTAAAGAATATCTCGGTATAAAAATTGATTATAACAAAGAAAAAAAACTAGATAGATTTAGTTTAGAAACTCTTAAAGATAGATACTTTTGGAAGGAGACAAAAGAAAATGGATACACAGAAACAGAAACACACGCCCAAGAAGCATTCGCAAGAGCAGCCGTCTTCGGAGCAACCCACAAGGGCAATACAGATTTTGAATTGGCTCAAAGACTTTATAACTACAGTTCCGATTGTTGGTTCATGTTTAGCACTCCTATACTTAGTAACGGGGGAACAAGCCGTGGGCTTCCTATTAGCTGTTTCCTCAATTATGTACCTGATAGTAGGGATGGTTTATCTGACCATTATGATGAAAACATATGGCTCGCAAGTTCAGGTGGAGGTATTGGTGGATATTGGGGAGATATTAGGAGTAATGGCATTCCTACTACTCACGGTAGTCGTTCTACTGGTTCAATCCCCTTTATGCATGTAGTAGATTCTCAAATGTTAGCCTTTAATCAAGGCGACACAAGACGAGGTTCATATGCGTCTTATACTAATATATCTCATCCGGAGATTGAAGAGTTTATTAATATGCGTAAAGAAACAGGGGGAGATACAAATAGAAAAAATCTTAATCTGCATAATGGAGTAAATATTACAAATGAATTTTTAAATGCTGTAGAAAATAATTTAGATTGGAGACTAATTGACCCTAAAACAAATGACGCTGTAAAAATAGTAAATGCTAGAGATTTGTGGTGGCAGATTATTAATGCTAGAGCAGAGACAGGTGAGCCGTACATGATTAATATAGATACATGTAATGAGGTTTTACCTAAAGAACAAAAAGATTTAGGATTAGAAATTAAACAGAGCAATCTTTGTTCTGAAATTACTCTACCTACTAACGAAGAAAGGACAGCAGTATGTTGTTTGTCTTCAGTAAATTTAGAATACTTTGATGAGTGGTCTGAACAACCTTTATTTATTGAAGATTTAATAACGATGCTTGACAATGTTTTACAACATTATATTGATAACGCTGTCGACACAGATGCTTTAGGAGAATACAATGCAAACTTTAAAAGATTTACAAAACACATTAAAGAAGGTAAGAAAGGCTTTACTAAATCTGCCTACTCGGCTTATAGAGAGCGTTCGCTTGGTCTTGGTGCAATGGGATTCCACTCGTACCTCCAATCACACAACATTCCTTTTGAAAGTATCTATGCTACGGGCTTTAATTATAAAGCATTTAAACACATTAAGACACAGGCAAGTAGAGCTTCTGAAAAACTTGCAGACGACAGGGGTGAAGCTCCTGATGTCAGTGGTAGTGGCAGGAGGAATGCTCATCTACTCGCTGTTGCACCTAATGCTAGTTCTAGTATTATATGTGGTGGTGCTTCTCCTTCGATTGAGCCATATCGTGCTAATGTTTATACGCACAAAACTCTTTCAGGTTCTTTCCAAGTTAAAAACAAATATTTAGAAGATATTTTAAAATCTAAAGGCTTAAAGAAAACAGAACTTGAAAAAGTGTGGAAAGATATTTCAGGGCATGAAGGTTCAGTCCAACATCTTGATATACTTACAGAGAAAGAACAACAAACATTCAAAACAGCCAGCGAGATAGACCAACTGTGGGTTATAGAACACGCATACAAGCGTCAAGAGTTTATCTGTCAATCACAGTCAGTTAATCTATTCTTTACATTACCAAAAGCTACAGAATCACAAGAAATACATGATGATTATATGCAGTATGTTAATGATGTACATTGGTATGGGATGAATAAATTAAAATCTTTATATTACTTTCGGTCTAATGCTGCAAGAAATGTAGAGAATGTTAATATTAAAATACCACGAATCAAACTTGATGATGTGGATTGTATAGCTTGTGAAGGCTAGGAAGTAATTCTAATGGTAAGAGATGAATGGGCTAACGATGCACAATGGAGAAAAGAAAGTGATGAGTGGGTTGCCACAATGGAAAAGTCACGCATAAGAAAAGAAAAATTAAGACTAAAAGAACAGTTAAAACTAGAAGAGTGCAACCATAAAATAGAAGAATGGTGTGAGGTTTGTAGTTATGATTATGAAACAGGAAAGAAATATGATTTTATATAATATACAAAAGGAAGAAAAATGAGCTTATTAGATACAAGAGAATATTACAAACCATTCGATAACCCTTGGATGTTTGATTATTTTGTCCAGCAAAATCAAATGCATTGGACTCCCGACATAGTACCATTACATACAGATGTTAAGGATTGGCAAGAGCTTTTACCTACTGAAAAGAATTTATTAACACAAATATTTAGATTGTTTACTCAATCAGATGTAGATGTAGCATCAGGTTATTATGATAGATACATGCGTATCTTTAGAAAGCCTGAAGCTCGTATGATGATGGGTGCGTTTGGTAATATGGAAGGTATACACCAACAAGCTTATAGTTTATTGCTTGATACGGTAGGTATGCCGGAAATAGAATACAAAGCTTTTGCTGAATACGAAGAGATGTCTAACAAACATGAGTATATTCATAATATAAAAACAACTAAATCTGATAAGAAAAGCATTGCAAAAACTTTAGCAGTCTATTCAGCTTTCACTGAAGGGCTTCAATTATTCAGTAGCTTTGCAATATTATTAAACTTTACTCGATTTGGTCGCATGAAAGGTATGGGTCAAATTGTTACCTATTCTATTAAAGATGAAAGTTTACATGTTGAGGCTATGACAAAACTATTTAGAGAATTTATCCAAGAGAACATAGATATATGGACAGATAAATTTAAAAAAGAACTGTATGAGATATGTAGACAGATGGTTACACTTGAAGATAAGTTTTTAGATTTAGTTTTTGAAATGGGAAACCTTCAAGGCTTAACTAAAAAAGATATGTATGCTTACAATAGATACATAGCTGACAGAAGACTATTACAACTTGGATTAAAAACAAATTATGACCAAAGAGAGAATCCTCTTGGTTGGCTTGATGAGGTACTGGGTGTCGAACATCAGAACTTCTTTGAGGGTCGTGCTACTTCTTACATGAAAGCAGGTCTACGGGGAAGACAAGAGAGGGTAACTTTTACAAGGATAAAAGATGGCTATAACTAAAAGAAAAGAAGCAAAACTTTTAAGTTATAGTTTATTCTATGATTTAACAGGAAAACTCGTTACTGAAAGAACAAAAACAGATATCAGAGAATTAAAAAAATTTTTTACAGTAGAAGAATACAATACATTATCGACTGTCTTAAGAGAAGTTTCTGTTAAATTAGATAATATTCATTATGAGGTTGAAGCTCATTTGAACGCTAGGAAAATGAAAGGGTAGACCCTAAAGCCTACCCTATAATTTTATTTAGATATTTTAATCTTTTGAGGTTTCTTCTCATCAGGCACAAGCCTTTCCATAACTATAGAAAGTAGTCCGTTTTTAAAAGTAGCCTTCTTGACTTCAATATCTTCTGCAAGATTA